AGTGGTAACACATTTACTCTGAATCAAGGCACTACAGCACTAGCTGCAAATTTAGATTTAGATTGGATTATTCAAGGTTCTAATAATACTATTACCTCTAATATTAATATTGATGGAGCCACAAACTATGTTGATATTGATGGGTCTGATAATACACTAACCTATACAGGTACAGGTGTTACGGCTTCAGCAGGAGGCTACTTTTATCTAGACCATACAGGCGGACAAAGAACATTTAATATTCAACAACTGAGTACCCAAGATAATGACTGGCTTAAAATTATATCGGTCGGCGGTAACGCTAGTTCTACTGTGTGTGTTGTTCAAAACGACCAAGGCACAAGCACAAGCTGCTGATATTGGGGGCATATCTGAACTGAATGGTTCAGCACAAATAGTAAGAGACAAACCATACGACGCTAATTTAAAATTTGCTATTCAAAGTAATGATGAAGCTATTACTACTGACGGTAGAATGGCAATCACATTTTTAGATGACTCTAAAGTAAAACTTACTGAACACTCACAACTTTTAATAGATGAGTATATCTATGATCCTGACCCATCTAAATCAAAGATGGCTCTTACTTTTGGTCTTGGTACGGCTAGATTTATTACTGGTAATCTTAATAGAATAGATAAACAAAACATAAAACTTAAAACACCTACTGCTAATATCGCTATAAGGGGTACAGATTTTACAGCTACAGTAGATGAGTTAGGGCGTAGTTTAATAATATTATTACCTGACGCTTTAGGTTTATCTAGCGGTGAAATAGAAGTAGTTACCGCTATGGGTACAGTACTTTTAAATAAACCATATCAAGCTACAACTGTAAGTGTGTTTGAATCAGCACCTAGCAAACCAGTTATTTTAGACTTAACGCTTGATATTATAGATAACATGTTAATAGTTACTCCTCCTAAAGAAGAAAAAGTAACTTATGCTGAAGAAGTATTAACTAAACAAGAAAGTATACTTGATTTTAATGAGCTCGATATAGACTATTTAGAAGTTGATTATCTAGGTGAAGATGAACTTGAGTTTACAGAGCTCGACATTAATTTTTTAGATGTAAACTATCTTGAAGATTTGCTTAATGTCTTAGACGCATTAGCCATAGCAGAAGATGAAGACGCTTTAGCCCAAGCAACAAGCACACAAATTTCTGGTACTTTATTAGGTAAAGACCCTGACACACAAATCACTACCCTGATAACAGGTAACGTAGTTAGTTTACGAAGAGATGTTAATGAATATGTTAGGATTGATGTAAACGGAAGTGAATCTTATACAGTTATATTTATACAAGATGGCGTTAGTAATGTTATAAAGGTTAATGGAGGGAGTGATAGTACAATCACTATTACACAAGGCGGATAATGAAAAAATTAATATTACCAATATTTATTGTACTTGTGTTGCCTTTACTGTTTCAAAGTACGCTAACAGAAATACTTAAATTTAAAACTTTTGACAGTTTAGTTAAACAACAAAACCCTAGTGGTAATTTTGTTGTTTTAAACATTACTGAAGAAGATGTTGAACGTGAAGGTGGTTATCCTTTACCTAGAAAAAGACTAGCAGATATACAAATGGAACTTATAGCTAAAGGTGCATTAGGTGTAGGATGGGTTATAAGTTTTCCGCAACCAGATAGAATGCTGGGGGATAAAGATTTTGCTAGGTCTTTAGGTTATGCTCCTAGTGTTATAGCTATGTTTGAAACTAATAATAATGTGTATCCTAAAACGACAGGTACAGTTATAAAAGGTGACGATACTGGTGGCATACTTACACAGGGAGTTAAAGAAAATTTTTACACCTATGAAAATATATTACAAGGAATCGCTAGTGCTCCTACTGAAGTAGACCAACTAGTTAGGAGAGTCCCTTTGTTATTAAGAACGCCTGAAGGTTGGGTAGCTTCTTTTGGTACTCAGATATACAAAGCATTGTTTGATGTTAAAACGTACATTATTACCACTAATCAAAACGGCATACAAGAAGTATCTATACGTGGTATTCCTCCAGTAAAAACTGATAGTTTAGGTCGTAAGTGGATAAGCTGGGTAAACACACCACAGACAACACTACAAGAAATGGAAGTAAACGGTAAATTCGTATTCGTAGGTGTTACAGCTAATGGGGTGATGCCACAGATAGCTACCCCAGTAGGATTATTAGAACCACATAAAATACAGGCAGCACTAGCAGAAAGTATACTAATACAAGATAGCCCTCACATACCAGATTGGTCATTAGCTTTAGAGTTGTTACTATTTACAGTAGGTGTGCTAGCAGTTTGGTTTTTAGTTCAACTTTTAGGCATTAGTAGTGGAATATTTTTAGCTACTTTAGTTATGATAAGTACAGGAGGAATCAGTTATTATTTAATCAATACTGGTTTATTAATAGACGTAACTTGGAGTTTGATATCTGAATTTATTACTGGGTCGGTTGCTTTTTATCTTAGGTTTAGAGAACAGTTTAAACTCAGGTTGCAAATTAAAAAACAATTTGAACATTACCTAGACCCAAGACAAGTTAGAAAACTTCAGAAAAATCCAGAGTTACTAAAATTAGGCGGTGAAAAGAGATATGCTACTTTTCTGTGTACAGACGTAAGAGGGTTTACTTCTTTAAGTGAAAGTGTAGAACCTGAGCAAGTTACGTATATTATGAATAAAGCACTAACTGCACAACAAAGTGCTGTACAAAAATATGAAGGTATGGTAGATAAATATATTGGTGATGCTATGATGGCTATTTTTAACGCTCCAATAAATCTTGAAAACCATGAAGATAAAGCTATAAGTTGTGCTTTAGAAATACAGAAAAACATGATAGAACTTAATAAAGAATTAAATAAAGAAGGACTGCCTAGTGTAGCTATTGGTATAGGTATAAACTCAGGAGAAGCTATTATAGGCAACATGGGCAGTGATTCTAGGTTTGATTATACAGCTATAGGCGACGCAGTTAACACCGCAGCAAGACTAGAAAGTTCTACTAAGGAAGTTGGTAAAGATTTAATTATAGGTCTAAATACTAAACAAAAGTCTAAATTTAAGTTAAAATTATTAAAGCCGATAAAAGTAAAAGGTAAAGCGAAATCATTGGAAATATATACTTATGAGTAAAGTGTTTATAGGAATAATAGTTGTACTAGGATTAAGTAGCTATTTATTGTGGAGTGAAAACTCTAAACTATCAGCTCTTAACCAAGCTTTTGAATTGAGAAATCAGGAACAGAAACTAGCCATAGAGTCTCTGCAAAACGACTTTACACTACAGACAGAAGGTCTGCAACAAATACAATTAAAGAATCAGGAAATACAAAAAGAGATGAATCGTTATATAGATATATTTAAACGACATAACCTGACTAAATTAGCTTCAGCTAAACCTGGACTGATAGAACCAAGAATAAATAAAGGAACTAAAGATGTATTCGACAGCATTGAAGAAGACAGCCGTAACATTGACAGTCTTGATAATGGCTTGCAGTTGCAGCCTGATACCAAGTAAACAGTCAGTAGAAGTTGTATCTAAACCTATACAAAGGACTATAGTTCAGCCTATACTACCTAGAGAAATAGATTTAAAAGATCCTTATTGGTATGTTGTTAGTGATAAAAACATAGAGGAGTTTTTAGCTAGAGTAGAAAAAGACCAAGGACAGTTAGTATTTGTAGCTATGTCTGTTCCTGATTACGAATTAATGGCATATAATATGCAAGAATTAAAAAGGTATATAAATGAGCTTAAAGAAGTTGTTGTGTATTATAGAAAAGTTACAATCAGCCAAGAGGATTAAAAATATGAATATTTCACAAGAAGGATTAGGACTTATTAAAAAATTTGAAGGGTGTGAGCTCGAAGCTTATAAGTGTGCAGCAGGAGTCTGGACTATAGGGTATGGTTCTACTAAAGGGGTAAAAGAAGGTGATACAATTACACAAGAGGAAGCTGATGAATTACTACTGCATGAAATGAATGAATACGAAGGTTATATTAATGATGCAGTAACCGTTGATTTAAAACAAAATCAATTTGACGCTTTAGTATCTTGGGTATTTAATTTAGGACCAGCTAATTTAAAAGCTTCTACTATGCTTAAAGTATTAAATAATAAAGAATATGATGATGTTCCAGCTCAAATAAAACGTTGGAATAAAGCAGGTGGTAAAGTATTACAAGGATTAATTAGGCGTAGAGAAGCTGAAGCTTTACTATTCCAAAATAAAGAGTGGCACGAGGTGTAGAATGCCGTTAAATAAGTTTGTATTTAAACCAGGAATAGTGCGAGAAGGCACAGCTTACGATAACGAAGGTGGATGGTTTGACTCTAATTTGGTAAGGTTTAATTCTGGCAGACCAGAAAAAGTAGGTGGTTGGCGTAAAGATACTATTAATAGTTTTTTAGGTACTTGTCGTGCTTTGCACCCTTGGGTTGCTTTAAACGGAAGTAAATTTTTAGGTTTAGGAACTCATTTAAAATACTACATTAATGAAGGAGACAGTTTTAACGATGTTACCCCAATACGAGAAACAGCGACTAATGCTATTACTTTTTCTGCTACTGATGGCAGCTCTACTATAACTGTTACCGACGCAAGTCACGGAGCAGTAGTTAATGATTTTGTCACGTTCAGTCAAGCGGTTAGTTTAGGCGGTAATATTACTGCAACGGTTTTAAATCAAGAATACCAAATAGCTACTGTAGTAAACACTAATTCTTACACAATAATAGCTAAAGATACTAGCGGAGTTACCGTAACAGCTAACTCTAGCGATAGTGGTAACGGTGGT